AACCAGTCCGCAAGGTTGCCACGTTCCTCCCCGTCTCGGACGAAATGCTCGAAGACGTTGCACAGATCAAGTCGTACCTCGACAACCGGCTTGCCCTGTTCGTCCGTCACGCCGAAGAGGACCAGCTCCTCAACGGTTCAGGCACGGCACCGAACATTCGTGGCCTGCTCAACCGGACCGGCATCCAAACCGGTACCCGTGCCGCCCTCGGTACGGCCACCGGTGAAGGTGTGGGCGCCTCAACATACGGCAACGCCTTTTTCCAGGCGATCACGAACATCCGGCTCAACGCCCTTGTCGAACCGGACGGCATCGTCGTCCACCCGACGAACTGGGCTGCGATGCGACTCGTCAAGGACACCGCCGGCCAGTATTTGGGTGGCGGCCCAATGATCGGTGCCTACGGCAACGACACAATGGCCGGCCAGTCCTACTGGGGGCTCCCCGTCGTCGTCACATCCCGTATGACCGTGAACACGGCGCTCGTCGGAGCGTTCGGCACCATGGCCCAGGTGTTCTACCGCGGCGGACTCACCGTCGAAGCATCGAACTCGCATTCAGATTTCTTCCAGAAGAACCTGACAGCGATTCGCGCGGAGCGTCGGCTGGCCTTGGCTTGTTACAGGCCGCAGGCGTTTCACGCCATCACGGCGCTCAACGTCGCCTAACCCGTCGACCCCGCTCCGAATCCTTGTTCGGGGCGGGGTCGCCTCTTCTCAACCCGATCGGAGAATCTGCGATGCCTCGTACTGACATCATGTGGACTGGCACCACCGAAGGTGTGGTGGCATCGGCTGCTCGCACGACGAGTGGTAACAGTGGTCCGATTATCGGGCTTGGGCCTGCGCGCACACTGCGAGCGCAGTTGGATGTCACCGCGGCGTCGGGCACCACCCCGAACCTTGTCGTGTTGATCGAGGACACGTTGGACGGAACGAACTGGAACACGGTTGGCACGTTCGCGGCGAAGACTGCGGCAGGTCGTGAAGTGATCAACATCACGACACCGTTCGCGGATACGTGCCGGGTGTCGTGGGCGATCACCGGTACAACGCCGTCGTTCACATTCTCGATCGCCTGGTCGTACGAATAACCCCCCAAGGAGCAAACAACATGGCTGGAAAATGGAAGGTCAACGACGGTACCCAGGTTGCTTGGGGCGACAAGCTCCATGCTGCTGGGGATACGTTCTCGGCGTCGGAAGAAGAAATCATCGCCGAAGGAATGGGCGCTTACGTCACCAAGGTTCGTGAGACCAAGGCGGCGCCGAAGGCGGCAGCGGAGGAGAAGGTTGCGCCGAAGGCTGCCGACAAGGCGGTACCGGCACCTCGAGCAGCGGAACCAGTGAAAACCGTTGAGACGGTTGATTTCCGCGCACAGTCGAAGTGATCGCCCACCAACTCATTTTGCCGTCCGATGATTGCCGCCGGTTGAACCATCGGATCGAAACCAGGATGCGTGCGGTCGGATCCGGGGTGTACGAATACTGCTACGTGTGTTCGCTTGGGCATGAGATGGCGATGACGGAATTCGGCGACGAGGGCAAGGCGGATGAATTCGTCCAATCACTTCGGAGGTGACCAGTGGCTGATCTGATCACGCTTGACGAATACGAGGCTGCTGGCGGTGACCGGCTGTCCCTTTCGGCGTCGCTCGCAGTGTCGGCAGCGTCAGACATTGTGCGCCAATACCTGCATCAGACGGTGACGCTCGTAACGAACGACGTGGTCATCTTGAACGGCACCGGCACAAGAGCACTGGTTCTACCGGAACTTCCGGTCGTTGCGATCAACACTGTCACCGTTGGCGCCGACCCCGTGTTGGCGGTGAGCGAGTACCGGGAATCACGTGGGCTGCTGTGGCGTCTCAACTCGGCAGTGTGGACACGCGAAATCGAAGTCGTCGTCAACTACACGCATGGTTGGGCTGTTGTCCCCGCTGATATCAAACTGGTGACCGCCAGGCTTGCTGTTGCCGTGGCCGCCGACACTGCGGCCACCCCGGGGCTTAGGCAGGAATCAATCCAGGATTACAGCTATTCAAGGGGCGACATGACATCGAATGTTGCCGGTGAGCTCGCCGTGATCGCACGCCGTGTAACCCGCCAGGTGCCGGTGCCGTGAGCGCACGATCGGTCGCCTGATGCCGTACTTCGCGCAGGGCGAGCCAGTCACCGTTCACAAACCGACGGTCACCACGGACCGCTACGGCAACGAAGTTTCGGTGTGGGCCGCCGACGCCACCTACGAACGGTGCGCCGTCTCGTCCCGTTCCCAGACGTCGGACGGTGACAACACTGACCGGGGCCGGCAAGGGGTCACCGTCGGCCTTAAGGTGTTTCTTCCTGTGGGGGCACAAGTGGGCAACCACGACCGGCTCGAGGTCCGCGGCAAGATGTACGAAATTCTCGGCGAACCGTTCGCGCCGCATTCCCCGTTTAGCGGGTTAGAGCCCGGGGTTTCGGTCGCGTTACGACGCGTCGAGGGCTAGTCCCCAACGAACCCTCCCGCTGCGGTCACCACGAAGTCCGAGCTGTTGACGATCTCGACCGCGTAGTCATCCCAGGCCACGTTTCCGCCACTGTTGGTGTACGGCGCCCGGCACGCGAACACCGTTCCGGTTTCGGCCGGTGTCGGCGTCTCGCAGATCACCTCGTCAACGCCAGCGTCCCGACGGATCTGCTGCTCGGCTGCGGTTCGGAACTGGGCGCCACTCCAATCATCCTCGCCCCCGCCGCAAGCTGCTATCAGCAGCGTCACCGCTGCACCAACTGTCCACATTCTGCTCATAGGAGGAACACTGTAATGACCACCGAAAAGTCTGCAAGCCCGAATGTCCCGTTGGCGACTCTCATCCCGGCGGTTGCCGTCGAGGACGACAGCCCGAAGGCCGGCCCCGGCCAGAAGGCCGTCGTCTCCCCGACCGGCACCCGGTCTGTCGTCGAAGAGGACGCCGTCGCCCTGCTGAAGACACAGGGCTATAAGGAGGCCTGACCGATGGCGCTTCTTACCCCCCAAATGTCAACGCCGACGGGTACGGTCTTGACGTTCGCCGCGGCGTCTGCCGGTGGCGACACGTTCACACCCGGGTCGACGTCGATCCTGCTGGTGCGCAACTCCGACGCGTCGTCAAAAACGGTGACGGTTGTGACGCCCGGCACCATCTACGGCAACGCGATCCCCGACATCGCCACCACTGTCGCCGCCGGCGCCACGACTGCCATCGGACCGTTCCTGTCAGACTTGGTGAACACGGCGACCGGGCTCATCGACATCACATACTCGGCGGTCACGTCTGTGACCGTCGCGGCAGTCCGCATCCTGTAGCCGTGGCCGATAGTAGCGTCGAGCTCAACGATCAGGGTATGCGTGCCTTGCTCCGGTCCGAGGATGTTCGCGCCGATCTTGGCCGGCGTGCTTTGGCGATAGCCGCCGCCGCCGGCCCAGGCCATTTGGCGTCGTCGACCATCGGTCGTCGTCGCGCCCTCGCGATGGTATGGACCGACACGCCGGAGGCGATGGTGGCCGAGGCGCTTACCCGCAAGCGAACGAGAGCCATCGATGCTGGCCGGGCGTGAACGGAAACCGACCCGCTGAGGCACTCACCCACAGCGTTACGGCTTGCCGCCATCATGGCGAAGCAGTGCAGTGCCGGCCGGTTCCGTTCCGATGATGTTACATCAGTCGAAGTGCCGGAGGTGAGACGTGGAAAGAATCCTGTTCCCCGACACCTCGGCGGTCGTCATTGGAGCGCTCAACGCACAGCTCCCGGCGCTCGGCTTCACTGGGGTCCCGGTTCGTTCCAGGGTCCCCGCCGCCCGTCCTATTCGATTCGTCCTGGTGTTTCGCACCGGCGGTCCACGCGCCAACATCGTGACCGACGCCGCACAGTTGACGATTGAGGCGTGGGCGGCCAGTGACGCCGACGCCCACGACCTCGCACAAGCCTGCAGGGCCATCCTCATCGGCCTTGAGGGCACCGTAACGGGCGGGGTGACCGTCTACGGCATCAACGAGTTCTCCGGGCCGGGTTACCTGCCCGACCCTGAGTCTGATCAGTCTCGATATACCTGGACTGCGTCAGTCAATGTTCGCGGCGTAGCCGCCTAACAATAGGAGAAAGCAAATGGCAAACGACGCTACCAAAGTGAGGATAGCCGCGGCGGGACTCACCTACCACGCCCCACTTGGAACAGCCCTTCCTGTCGACACGACGGCGGCCCTGAACGTCGCGTTTGTGCATGTCGGATACATTTCGGACGACGGCGTGACGGGTGAGCCCGACGAGTCAACGTCCGACATTCGGGCTTGGGGCGGCGACCTTGTGCGCCGCATCATTTCGGAGTACGGCGAGACGTATCAGTTCACAATGTTGGAAACGAATCTCGCATCGATCCAGGCGTACTTCGGTAGCGGCACGGCAACTGCCTGGGAAGGCAAGCAGCTCGAAATCCGCAAGTCGTGGGTGTTTCACATCACCGACGGTGCCGCCATTCGACGCATCGTCCTTCCCGACGCGTCGGTGACCGATCGCGGACAGATCACGTATGCGACGACCGACGCCATTTCCTATCCGGTGACGGTGTCGACGTTCCCAAACGCTGCGGGTGTGCATTCGTTCCACTACGCGTCCTAAGTCGACAGGTGGCGGCGAACCGTGCGGGCTCGTTGTCACCTGTCGAACCAGCCCGCACAAACACCCGCACAACAGTGCCCGCACAACAGTCAGGAATCACTCATGTCAAATGCCCGCACAACACCCCCTAAGCCGCGTCCCGAACCAGCCGAATCGTTCGACGCTTCAGCGTTGCTCGACGAGCTGCGTTCCGACGCCCGTCCGTTCATTCTCGGCGGCGAGGAGTTCACACTGCTCGCACCGCAGGCGTGGCCTGATGCCGCGCTCGAGGCGGCCAATGCCGGCGACCCCATCGGGGCCGCCAGGCACATTCTCGGCGAAGCCGACTACGATCGGTTCGTGGATGCGGGGGGTTCCGCCCTGTTCCTTCAGCGGCTTGTCGAAAAGTTGCATGGTGTTCCGTTGGGGGAATCTGCGGGCTCGTCGCCTTCCTGAAGCGTTACGGCGAGCCCGTCGAGGCAGACCTCCTGCGTTTCTATCAGGTCGACATCCTCGACTTGGGTCTGACGTTGTCTTGGCGCCGGTTCAGCAACCTGTTGCGGTTCCTGCCACGAGAGTCGGCCACCGTGCAAGAGATTCGCGGTGAGGATGCGCGTTGGAGCGACTCCGAATATCTGATGGCAATGATCGGCGATTCGGTCGCCCATCTCGGCTGGATGTTCGCGCGGGTTAACGCCAAGAACGCGCCGAAACGACCCCCGCAGCCTATCCGGCGTCCAGGCGACGTGTCGAACGTTCCAGGTCTGTCGGTCAATCTCAATATTTCGGAACGGACTTCGATTGTGGTCGGAGCTTTGTTCATCGATGAGCTGGATGTCGCCGTCGCCAATCAAACGGGCGCTGCTCAGGGGATCGCGGGAGGAGGGTAATGGCAACTGAACTAGCAACAGGCTACATTCGCCTGTTACCGTCGGCCCGCGGTTTCCGATCGGCCATCGACCGCGAGATCAGCGGCGACATGCGAACCGCCGGCAGCGATGCCGGCGACCAGACCGCCCGCAATTTCGGAGCGTCTTTCAAGGGTGGGTTGCGTACCGCCGCCAGGGTGGGGGCGGCTGCGTTTGCTGGTGCGTTCGTCGGTGCAGCAGTTCTCGGCAGGCAGGCGATTGACGCTGCCAGCAACCTTGAGGAAGCACAGAACAAGGTAAACGTCGTCTTCGGTGACGGCGCCGACGAAATTCGGGCGTTTGCCCGAAGTGCGGCGACGAGTCTGGGTCAATCCGAGGAGGATGCGCTCAGTGCAGCTGGTTCGTTTGGCAACATGTTCGTGCAGCTTGGTATCGGCACTGACGTGGCGGCCGGCATGTCGACCAGCATGGTGGGGTTGGCGTCCGACTTTGCGTCGTTCCACAACGCCGACATCTCCGAAGTCATCGCCGCCCAGGAGGCTGCGTTCCGTGGCGAGTACGATGCTGTTCAACGGTTCGTGCCGACAATCAACGCCGCCGCGGTCGAGCAACGGGCGCTCGAGATGGGGCTGGCCGATACGACCGGCGAGCTTGACGCGCAGGACAGGGCACTGGCGACACAGGCACTACTCATGGAGGGCGCAGGCGACGCGGCGGGCGACTTCTCCCGCACATCGGGCGGTCTGGCGAACCAGCAGCGCATTTTGGCGGCCCGGTTCACGAACGCGAAGGCGGCGATCGGAAAGGCTCTGATCCCGGCGATGACGGCGGCCGTGAAGTTCATATCGGATCGTGTGATTCCTGCCGTGCAGCAGCTGGCTAAGGATTGGATGCCGCGTCTACGGGCGGGATTCGAAGCGGTCGCCGAGTTCGTCCGACGCCACTGGCCGCAGGTTCGCGAGGTGGTGTCGTCGGTGCTCGACGCTGTCCGCCGCGCGATGGGGTCGGTTGTCTCCGATGTGCTTCCCGCGATCATCGACGGGTTCCGAACGTTCGTCACGTTTCTCATCGATCACCGTCCGATTCTGATCGGCATTTTCGCCGCCCTCGCGGTCGGGATGGCGGCGTGGGCAGTATCGGCCATAGCTGCGGCCGCCGCAAGCACCGCGGCGTGGATCGCCGCAGCAGCCCCATTTGTCGCCATCGGTGTTGCGATAGCCGCGGTGGTCGCCGGATTCATCTACGCGTATCAGAACATCGAAGGATTCCGCAAGCTGGTTGACACTGTTGTTGACGCTGTCGGCGCCGCCGCAGGTTGGCTGGCGGATCAATGGACGCAGCATTCACACCTTATCGGTGAGGCTATTAGTGCAATTGGTTCGACCGTATCGGACGTGTTCAACGGGATCAAAGACATTATTAGTGATGTCATGCCGACGATACAGTCCATCATTTCGACGGGTGTTGACTTGGCAGTTGCCGCTTGGGATGGCATCAAGGTCATTTACACGTGGTTCCGTGACAACGTCGCTACGAAGATCGCAGCTTCCTTCCGGTTCATCCGCGAGTCAGCTCAAACCGTTCTGCAAACAGCGGTTACCTGGGCAGTTGCCGCTTGGGATGGCATCAA